TGTCACGCTTGTTGGTGGTGGTGGCGGTGGCGGATCTGGCGGTGCAACAGACAGTCAAGCGGCTACTGGCGGTGGCGGTGGAGGCGCGGGTGCTACAACTCAGTTTTGGTTGAAATTGATTGACGGTTCTTACTCATATGCCGTTGGCGCTGGCGGTAGTGGTGGCGCTGGAGTAAGTAGCGCATCTGGAAATCCGCTGGGCAACAATGGTGTTGCAGGTGGTAATACCAAGTTTGGAAGGTTTGTATCTCCGGGCGGTGCTGGCGGCGGTCAAGGAAATCCAACTGGCGGTGCTCCTTCAACAGGTGGAAATGGTGGCGCTTTAAACTACACCAACGCTGGCGCTTCTCCCGGTTATAGCGGTGGAGACGGTGGTATTGGTGGAACCGGAAATCCTGCCGTTGCGGGAAACGCCGGAGAATCCCCCGGAGAATTAATAGACGGATTATCAACTGGCGGCGCTGCGGCTAGTGATGCAGGTGGCGGCGGCGGTGGCGGCGACAGCATATATGGCACGGGTGGAAATGGTGGTGCCGCAGTTAACGCCGGTACAGGTGCAGCGGGTGGCGCTGGTAATGGGTATGGTGCTGGCGGTGGCGGTTCTGGCGGCGCACAAGGTGGCGGCGGTTCTCCGACTAGCAGCGGTGCAGGTGGCGCTGGGTCTGGCGGTTACATCGTGATCGAGGAGTTTATACAAGCATGAAACGCTGGGCTTTAATTAAAAATGGCGTGGTTGATACGGTGGTTATACAAGCCGCCCAACCTCAAGTATTTGGAACATGGGTTGAATGTCCTGATTCTGTCGGCCCCGGCTGGCTTTATAACGGCAGTACGTTTAGTCCTCCACCTGCGGCGGAACCGATCATTACTCGGCTGGCGTTTCGTTATCGCATGACCGATGAAGAATATGTCGGCATCTTGAACGCTGCCAAAACTGACGTTTCTGTAGCGGCATGGGTTGAGACTTTTAATATCGTCAGTCAAGTCAACTTGAACGATCCTCGCACCAAGTCTGGCCTCGACATGATGGTATCGAAAGGACTTCTGACTTCGCAGCGAGAGACTGAGATTCTGACTGCGCCCGTACAGCCCGACGAGAGGCCGTGAGGTAACTGCCATGATGACAATGGTCTCAACCTTTCTGTCATTCCTCGCGGGTGGACTGCCCAAGATCCTGCAAATCTTCCAAGACCGGCAGGATAAAAAACATGAGTTGGCTTTGGTTGCTGCCCAGAAGGAGCGCGAGTTGGCTTTGGCAGAGCGTGGCTTCATTGCACAGGCTCGTGTTGAAGAGATCAAGTTAGAACAGATCCAAACTCAGACGGCAGGCGAGGAACGCCAAGCCCTGTATCAGCACGACATGGAAATCGGTAAAGGCGCATCGCAGTGGATGATTAATCTACGGGCATCGGTTCGCCCGGTCGTGACCTACATCTTCGTGCTGGAACTTGTTGCCATCAATATTGCTGGTGTTTGGTACGCCTACAACACGGGTGTACCGTTTGCCGCTGCGATGGCTGAAGTGTTCTCGGATGACGAGATGCTGATCCTGTCTTCGATCATCGCCTTTTGGTTTGGTACGCAGGCTTTTGGCAAGAAGTGAAAGTCTCCAAGGCTGCCATTGACATGATCAAACATCACGAGGGGGTACGGACGAAGCCTTACCGCTGCCCTGCCCTCTTGTGGACTGTCGGTGTCGGCCATGTGATTGATCCAAAACACACCGCTATCCCATTTAATGAACGCAAAGATCTACCGATACCCGCAGGGTGGGATCGCACTCTCACGATGGACGAGGTGGACGGGATTCTTTCTCAAGACCTTGGCCGGTTTGAGCGTGGTGTGGTTCGACTTTGCCCTGCTGCTGTTGGCAATCAGGGAATCTTCGATTCTCTCGTCAGTTTTGCCTTCAACGTGGGTCTTGGCAATCTCCAACGCTCTTCCATTCGGATGAAGACCAACCGGGGTGAACTGGAAGAAGCCGCTGACGAGTTTATGAAATGGACTAAGGCGGGTGGTAAAGTATTGCCGGGACTGATTAAACGGCGTATGGACGAACGTGCGCTGTACTTGTCGGGGGTTATGTAATGCCACTTCAGAAGGTCGAATTCCGCCCCGGCGTCAACCGTGAAACTACCAATTACGCAGGTGAGGGCGGTTACTTCGTCGTAGATAAGGTGCGTTTCCGTGGTGGCTACGCCCAAAAGATCGGTGGCTGGATAAACTCTTCCACGATCCTGTCTACCTTTAAAGGCGTTGCCCGGTCGCTATGGAACTGGGTGACAATCGACGGACTTAACCTGCTGGGCGTCGGCACGAATCAGAAGTTCTACGTTGAATTAGGCGGTGAGTACTACGACATCACCCCGCTTGGCAGTTCTTTAAACTTATCTCAAAACCCGTTTACGACTGTATCGGGCAGTAACTTTGTCACCGTTTTAGCCTCAGCGCACGGCTCATCAGTAGGTACTTACGTTACTTTTTCAGGTGCGACTTCGGTAGGCAGCCTGACTTTAAACGGGCAGTTTGAGATCGTAGAAGTTCCGGGCGATAACTCACTTGTCATCGTAACCCCAACTGCTGCTAGTTCATCTGCGACGGGCGGTGGCTCATTAGTTATTGCCAGTATCGACATTGATGCAGGTACCGCTGTTTATACGTCCAACGTCGGTTGGGGCGGTCCTCCGTGGGGATCGGGTGGCTGGGGTTCTTCAACTCCGCAGGGTGTTCCGCTGCGTTTGTGGTCACAGTTTAACTACGGCAACGACCTGATCTTTGCTGAGAACAACGGCCCGATTTACTACTGGACTAACGACACCTCTACATGGGCACGAGCTATCACACTTGAAGAAAAAGCAAATTCTGTAGTTAAAACGACCACAACGGCAGCCTATGCTTCAGGTTCTGTCACGCTCGTCGTAGCGGATGCCACGGGAATTAACACCGGCTCCGTTGTTTCAGGTAGCGGAATTGTGTCTGGCACCTACGTCACTGCTGCTTGGAACGGTAGTACTTCGGTCACTATCTCAACGGCTACAACGGCTTCCGCCACGGTTTCGGCCTTGAGCTTTAGCTATGCCGGACGGCATGTACCGGATGAAGTTGGGTTAATTATTGACTCTCCAGTTGACGACTTTACGGTTTGCTTTGGATCTAATCCTTACGATCCGACTAATTTCAGTACGTCGTTTGATCCGTTGTTGGTGCGTTGGTCGGATGCTGATAACCCGTACGAGTGGGTGCCTGAAGTTACTAATCAATCCGGTGAACAACGTCTTGCTAACGGCTCCAAGATCGTAACGGCGACAACTGCTCGTCAGGAAATTGTGGTTTGGACGGACACGGCTGTGTACTCAATGCAGTACCTCGGACCTCCGTTTGTGTTTGGGTTTACTCTGCTTGATCAAGACATTTCGATTGCCTCTCAGAATGCGGTGATCAACGTCAACAACGCTGTGTACTGGATGGGCTTGGATAAGTTCTTCGTGTACGACGGTCGTGTAAATACGTTGCCCTGCACGATTCGCCAGCACATCTTCAGTACGTTGAATAAAGATCAGATCGCACAGGTCATGTGCGGTAATAACGAAGCATTCAGTGAAATCTGGTGGTTCTACCCAAGCACGGGCAGCACGGTGAATGACACGGTAGTGATCTACAACTACCTTGAAAACGTATGGTCGTACGGCAGCTTGAACCGGTCTGCGTTCTCTCCGCAGAGTATCCGCGACTATCCGATGTTGTCGTTCAGCATTCAGACTTCCTATCTCGCCACAAACATCAATTCCTCAGTTACCACTATTGCTTTGCTTGACGCCTCTGCTTACCCACGATCAGGTACGGTACTGATTGATAGTGAGTACATTACTTATACGGGTATCAGCGGCGACACTTTGACTGGATGTGTGCGAGGCGCAAATAGCCCTGCTGGAGTGGCTTCAACGGCTGCGTCTCACACGACGGGTACTACCGTTTCGATGACGGCACCGAACCAAGTCCTGTATCACGAGGTTGGTTGGGACGACGTTGCGACGGGTGTGGCGCATCCAATTACTTGTTTCATCGAGTCGTCCGATTTTGACATCGGTGATGGACATAACTTCGGCTTCGTCTCTCGCATCATTCCGGACATCAAGTTCTTGGGGTCTACGACCTCTTCACCGTCAGTTACTATCTCGATCTATCCGCGCAACTACCCCGGCTCCGCGTACGGTACTCCTGATATAGAACAAGTTAATGCGACGGCAGTGTTGCCATACGAGTTGTATACCGAGCAGTTGTTTACTCGGGTTCGAGGTAGGCAGATGGCCGTACGTATCGGGTCTTCTGGGCTTGGCGTGTCGTGGCAGGTGGGTGCCCTGCGTCTTGATATCAGGCCGGACGGTCGTCGGTAATGACAACTCCACGTGGTGTAGTTCCGCCAAATTTGCCGGTCGCGCTTCGGCAATACGATCAGCGCGGTATGGAGCAGTTTAATAACGTTCTGCGTTTGTACTTTAACCAAGTCTCAAACCGGATCAACGCGCCTACTCCACACGCTTCGTATTTCGATACCACGACGCAGACGAACCCGGTAGCCAATACGGTCAATCTTTTTACGTTTAACTCGGTCGTTTCGGACTATGAAGTTACTCGTGGTACCCCGACTTCCAAAATCTACGTCGCTAATACTGGTGTATACAACTTTCAGTTCTCCGCTCAGTTAGACAAGTCTGGCGGTAGTGCGAGCGCGGTCTACATTTGGCCCCGGATTAACGGAGTCAACGTACCGGACTCAAACACCAAGATTGTTATTGACGGCCCGAACAACGAGATCGTGGCGGCTTGGAACTTTGTGCTTGTGATGGAGGCCAACGACTACTTTGAGTTGGCTTGGGAAGCGGCTGATACGGCTGTTGTCATTCCGTACGTAGCGGCCACTAATAACAGGCCAGCCATCCCGTCCGTCATCTTAAGCGTGGTTTGGGTGTCGAACTACGGCTCGGCTATTTATCAGGCTGCTACATGATATTATTTAAGAAACTTTACCCCACGGGGGTCGTATGAACGATAAGTATCCTGCGGCGGGGTTAGCATCCCTTGTAGCCGCTCAAGGCCGTGGCGGGGACTCCACCCTCGTCCACATGAACCCCGAAGAAGTTCAGGTACTTAAAGAGTACGCAGCCGCTAACGGCTTACCCCTGACTTTCAACCCACAAACCGGGTTGCCGGAAGCGTTCTGGCTAACGGATTTCTTGCGAAATACGTGGAAAGCAGTGCAGCCAACTCTGAGTAAGGTTGGTAATGCCATCATTCAGAACCCTCAAACCACAGCCCTTCTAACCGGCGCTGCCTACGGTGCTGTTAAAGGTGATCTGCAAAAGGGTCTTGAGGCGGGCATGAAAGCCTACGCCGGTACTAAGTTGCTTGGCGGTATTACGGCTGGAATGCAGCAAGGCAGGAAGATCCCCGGCATCGCCGGTCCTGTTGGCTATAAGGAAGCTGGTCGTGGTGCGGATGACTTCGGTGAGATTGCGCCGGGTCTTATGGACACTAAGCCCACGGTTGAGGCTCCGCTCGGTAAAAGTCCTGCCACGGGCGGTCTTGATGCTCTGCTAGGCCGAGTGCTAGGCGGCGGTCAGACGGGTACTACGCAGCAAGGACAGGCTCAGCAAGGACAGCAGGGGCTGTACCGTTCGGGCGATCCGATCATGGACGCCATCATGCTCTACGCCACTAAGAAGGCTGAGCAGAAGCTCACGGGGCAGCGTCCGGGTATTCCGACTCCGGAGCCGACGCAGTATCGCAACGTGCAGTACAGCCGTGGGCAGGTCAATCCGCTATTCTTTACACAGCCGGGGCAGCCGTACTTTATCGGTGGTGGATATAGCGACCAAGGGACTACGACACAGTACCCTGACTACACTCGCCCTCCGACTACGACTCAGCAGCCGGGGCAAACAACCGCACAGAGTCAGCCCCAGCCGCCACCAAGACCTCAGCCCAGTCCACAAGATGACCGCCGCTACGGGCTACAGATGGCCTCGGGCGGTATTGCTTATGCGGAAGGTGGTGCAACGGAGACTGAAGAAGAAAGAAGACGGAAGTATTTTGAGAATCTCCGCCCTTTCGCTCCCGCCCTGTCTGACTATTATCGCGCTGGTGCCACAGGCACCGGTTCAGCGCAGGGCGACAATTTAAACCGCGATCCGATGACCCGTCTGCCTCAAGTACCGGCAGGTGGCATAGCCACCGGGGACATCGCAGATTGGTATCGTTCACTACTTGTCCCTCCCACGGCTCGTGCGCCGGTAGATATGGGGGACTATTTCTCAACCACGCAG